CAATTAGTGCTCTAGTTCGCTTCTTCAATCTAAATGCTGCTGACAGGGTTGAAGAGTATGCAAAAGAAGTTAAACGCCTTGAAGCGGCAGAAGCTAAGGCTACCGGTCCAGCAAAAATGAGACTTGGCACCCAGTTGTCTACTGCTCGCGGCAGATTAAAACTTGCTCAAGATCAACGAAAGTTGCAAATGGCTGGAGCGGGCACGGGCACCAAGCCTGAAGGTTTGCCTGGTGCCGGAACAGGTGCCGGCAGTGAGGCGAAAACCAAGAAACCAAAAGAAGCTGTTGAAATTAGCAAAAAAGAAGCAGCTTTGCGTGTTCAGATTTCTCTCGCAAGACGCCAAGAAGATGAACTGACTGCAGATTATCTGACAAAAGAATTAAAAATTCTTCAAATTAATGAAGAACAAAGAACGAAAAAAATTGGTGCCCTCAATGCAGATACTCAGAGGCTGGAGGCGTCAGATGAATACACCAGAAGCCTTAATAAACAAAGAGATGCAATGGTTGATCTTTTGTTTGCCGTAGAAAAAAGCAGGAAAGATGAAAAAAATCAACTAGAAGATATTGCCGTTCAATATGGAATAATCAACGCAAAACAAGCAGAGCAGCTTAACTTCGACCGTCAAATCAATGAGTTGGTTGAAAAAAGACAGTATTCTTTAAACAAAGAAAAAATTGACGAACTAATTGGAAAACTTAAAGAATTAAAAGAGATAGCCAAGACTTTTGGCGGACAAGTTGCAAAATCTTTCGCTGAAGTTGTTCGTTCGTCTGGTGATCTTGCGGCAAACCTTGGTCAAACTCTGGGCAATGCTTTTCTTGGTCTTGGCGATGTGTTGACTGAATTTGTCACCACTGGCAAGGCAAGCTTTGCTGATTTTGCTCGTTCTGTGTTGGCTGACATGAGCAGAATCTTGATTCAATTCGCAATGTTTCAAACATTAAAATCAATTGTGCCGGGTGGTAGCGCACTTAGTAAGTTTCTTGGTTTTGCAAACGGTGGCATCATGACTGCCAATGGTCCGCTTGATTTAAAGCGTTACGCCGCTGGTGGTATTGCTAATAGCCCGCAGCTTGCCATGTTTGGTGAAGGCAGCCGCCCTGAAGCCTATGTGCCCCTTCCTGACGGTCGCAGCATCCCTGTAACGATGCGTGGTGTTGGCGGTGGCAATGTCACCGTGAATGTGGATGCAAGCGGCAGCAGCGTTGAAGGCGATGGTCCGAAAGCCAATATGCTTGGCAAGGTTGTCGGTCTTGCGGTTCAACAGGAACTGATCAGACAACGTCGTCCTGGAGGCTTGTTGGCGTAATGGCTACTTTTAACGATGCAACTGTTGGCACCAGCACAGGTGGCACAACGCCTGATTTTGGTGCAGTGCGCAAAAGTCAACCTGTTGTGCGCAAAGTGCAGTTTGGTGACGGATATGAAACCCGCTTGACATACGGATTGAATCAAAATCCACGTGTTTGGGATCTAACTTGGACTGCAAAAGTCAGCACTGATGCAGATGCCATTGAGGCATTTTTTGATGCACGCGCTGCCGATAATGCCAGTTTTGATTGGACACCGCTGGACGAAGCAACTACGTACAAGTGGGTGGTTGAAAGTTGGTCACGTGATTTGCGTTACGCCAATGTGAATACAATCACTGCCACCTTCCGTCAAGTCTTTGAACCCTGATGGCATACGCCGCCTGGACAGCCACTACTGCCTTCAGCGTTGGTGACATACGACGTGCCACGACGCAGACTGGCTTCGGCTTGGTATTTCGTTGCATTGTTGCTGGCACCAGCGGATCAACCGAACCTGTATGGCCTACCAAGACTTACAAAACCGATGCTTACGCAAGCCTTGAAGGCTATGTAGTCGATGGCACGGTCACATGGGCAGCGATCAGCGCCGTCAGCGAGGAACTACAGAAGCTGGCGCCTAGTGCTGTAATCGAATTATTTGAACTGGTGTTGGTGTCCGGCTTGCATTATGACCCAGGCGATCCACCGGCAACCACGACCTACTACTTCCACGCTGGCACCAACGAACTGCTGGCAAACATCACCTGGAACGGGCAGGCTTACACCCGCCTCCCTGTGGAGGCAGAAGGTTTTGAGTACTCCGGCACTGGTCAACTGCCGCGTCCGACCTTCCGTGTTGCCAACTTGAATGGCTTACTGACACTGGCGCTACTGGAAGTGAACGCCTATACGCCCGGAAATGATCTAATTAACGCCAAGGTCAGCCGCATCCGCACGCTGAAAAAATATCTAGACGCGGTGAACTTTACCGGCGGCACTAATCCAACCGCAGATCCTTTCGCTGAATTTCCGCGTGAAATTTATTTCATTTCAAGAAAGGTCAGCGAAAATCGCAACCAGATTGAATGGGAACTAGCAAGCATCTTCGACATGCAGGGCGTCCGCGCACCCAAGCGCCAAGCAATCCAACGCTGCCAATGGATCTACAAGAGCGCCGAATGTACCTACACGCCGGTGTCTAGTTTCTCAGGTACTTTTAGCCGCTCTGGTACAACCTTGACCGTTACCGCAACCTCGCATGGCTTGCTGGTAAATGATGCTGTCCACCTATCGGGTATTCCATCGCCCAATACCTACACGGTCGTCACAGTGCCAAATGCCAACAGCTTTACTGTTACCGTCGCAAATAGTGGTGCGACAAGCGGCAGCGTGACGGGAACACAGTGGTTTAATGTGAACGATCAACCAACGACCACCTTGGCTAACGACGTATGCGCCAAGCGATTGACTAGCTGTGAAGCACGATTCGGCACCAATCAACCATTGCCATTTGGCGGATTCCCTGGCGTGGGGCAATTCTCATGATGATCAAAGAAACCGCTAAAGCAGCAGCCGTATTACACGCGCAACAGGAATATCCAAAAGAAGCCTGCGGTTTGTTGGTGGTGATCAAAGGCAAGCAAAAATATTGGCCATGCAAGAACCTTGCTGAAACTTCAACCGATTTCTTCCAGCTTGATCCTAACGACTATCAAACTGCATCAGATGCTGGTGAGATCGTCGCCATCATCCATAGCCATCCGTTCACCAAGCCGGAGCCAAGCATGGCGGATCAAGTGGCGTGCAACCGCAGCGGTCTGCCTTGGTACATCGTCAACCCCAATACTTTTCAATGGGGCGAAGCACTGCCAAATGACTACAAGCCGCCGATGATCGGGCGCGAGTATTGCTGGGGCAGTTTGGATTGCTGGAGCTGTGTGCGCGACTGGTACAAGGAGGAATGGAATCTTGACCTGCCCGACTGGGATCGCCCTACGACAAGCGACTGGATGGCGGAACCGTGGTTTGAGCGCCTATACGAAGAAGCTGGTTTCCGCCAGGTCAGTTTGAAGAATCTGCAGGTGGGCGATGCATTGCTGCTGTCGATTGGCTCCAGCGGTCTCAATCACGTTGCTGTCTACATCGGTGATCAATACGTCCTGCATCATCAAGTGAACCGCCTGTCAAGCCGTGACTTATTGGGAGGCTGGCTCCTAAAATGTACGGGGAAGGTGCTACGCCATGAGAGCCGTTAAGGTCTACGGGCAACTAGCAAAGCGCGTTGGTCAGAACGTCTTCCGCGTTGATGTGGCAAGTCCTGCAGAGGCAGTGCGTTTTCTGTGCGCCAACTTTCCCGGTCTTGACGAATGGCTGATTGATAGCGCCCAGGATGGCGTCGGTTACCGCGTGATGGTGGGTCGGACGAAGATCGGCAATGAAGACTTCGTGATGAGCTGCAACGATGAGGCAACGATCTCGATCACGCCTGTGCTGTGTGGTGCAGGTGGCGGTGGTGGGCAGGTCGCTCTAGGGATTGGCTTGATTGCATTTTCAATTCTTACGGCTGGTGCTGGTGCTGGATTTTTAGGTTTGGGCCTGGGTGCTACTGGTAGTGCGGGTACAGCAGCGGTTGGAGGTGTAGTGGGTTTAGGTGGAAGCCTTGGCACCGCCGCCTCCGGTTTTGTACTTGGATCGTTTGCGTCAAGCGCAATCGGCGCAATCGGCGCCAGTCTTGCCCTAACTGGTGTGGCGCAAATGATTTCACCGACGCCAACCGACATGAGTAGAGGAGCTGGCGGTGATCCACGCCGTTTGCAATCTTTCAACTTCAGCGGGATTCAAAACACTAGCCAGCAGGGCACGCCAATCAATTTGGTCTACGGCAGGATGGTGGTTGGCAGCACAACGCTGAGTGCAGGTGTGTTTAACACCAACATGATATGAACGAAAAAACTGCACAAATTGTTGGCGGTTTTGGCGGCGGTCAACAGCAACAACAGCAAGCACGTCGCCCAACAGTTCAAGGCGACAACCTGCAATCCAAAGCTTTTGCGCGTGTTCTTGATGCAATCAGCGAAGGCGAAATTCAAGGTTTGGCTGATGGTGATAAATCCATCTACCTTGATGAAGTTCCCCTTCGCAGTGAAGCTGGCACGCTTAATTTTTTAGGCGTAACAACACATACACGAACTGGCTCGCAAAATCAAACCATCATTGAAGGCTTCCCATCCGCCGAAGTAGAAACCAATGTTGGTGTCACCGTTGAAGCGCAAAACAATATCCAAGGCACATGGTCACGGGATTGGTTTGATGCAACTTTTACGCGCAGTGGAGCAACGATTACAGTAACCGCAACCGCCCATGGTTTGACCAATGGCACTACTGTCTTTCTGAATTTTGCCGCTTATAACTCGCCACATGATCGTACCTATACAATCTCTAGTGTTACGACAAATACATTTAACGTCACTAGGTACAACGCAACTTTTACAGTTACATCTGGTCAGGTCTATGTAATCCGCCCGTATCTTAAGATCAATGCCCTAACAAGTGGAACCTGGACTGCCGGCAACAAAGTAGCTCTGCGCTTTCTTAGGAATAGCCTTGACACAAATCGTACAACCAGTTCACTATTCGGCACAGCAAATCGAGTCGTTACAATTCTGAGCAGTCCTGCCCCTGCGGCTGGATATTTTTATGTTGCTTGGACTGATGTTGCCGGTGCTCTAAGTGCTGCCAAAGTTGATGGTGGCGGTATCACTGTAAGCGATGGCAGATATGCCAAAACAGGTTCTACCGTCACCATTACCAAGGCAAATCATGGCTTGACGGTTGGGATGCACATTGAGTTGATATTCTTATTTGGATCTCTTGGTAACAGTTTTGGCGGCAGTTCACGTCTTTACCAAGTTCAAACCGCCACCACTAATACGTTCACGGTTACCGAAACTCAGGGCGCCAACACGGGCACAGGTGATTATTTTGTTGATGTTCCGATTACGGCTGGTGCCGTCACGCGCACGATCACAAATGTAGACGTTGATCGACTGCGAGTTAAAATTAGCGTCCCAGCATTGGCAAGAACTACTGAACAAGGCGATATTGTTGGTTCATCGTTTCGATACGCAGTAGATTTCCAGCTAAATGCTGGCGGCTTCAACCAAGCTGAACAACGAGTCATTACGGGCAAAACCAGCAGCGGATATACGTTCGACCGGGAGTTCACTCTAAGAAACCTAACGGGCTGGAACTCCGGCAACATTTCCTTAAATTTCCCAATCAACATCCGGGTGCGTCGGATTAGTGAAGACTCCACGACACAACGCATACAAAATGCTTTTGCTTGGCAGGCATTTACGGAGATTACGGATGCCAAACTGCGCTATCCAAATACTGCACTTGTTGGCATTGAGATTAACGCCGAACAATTTAATAATGTGCCCCAACGTGCGTATGACATTAAAGGCATCAAGATCCGCATCCCAAGCAATGCCACGGTTGATTCCAGCACTGGCAGGTTGATTTATGCCGGTACATGGAATGGCACCTTCGCCGCTGCAACGTGGTGCGCCTGCCCGGCTTGGATTCTCTATGATTTATTAACTAGCCGCCGCTATGGCTTTGGCGAACAAATACTGACCGATGCCGAAAAATCCAGTTTTGACGGTAATGCCAGCCGTTTGGATAAATGGAGTTTTCTTGCCGCCTCTATCTATGCAAATCAACTGGTCAACACAGGTCTAAGTAATCCCACACAGGAGGCTCGCTTCTCCTGCAACGTCAACATCCAAGGGCAGGAACAAGCCTTTACACTGGTCAATCAACTGCTTAGTGTCTTCCGCTCTCAAGCGTACTGGTCAAACGGATCGGTCACGCTGGCGCAAGATCGCCCGCAGGATGCCTCCTACTTGTTTGGTGCATCCAATGTTATCAATGGCGACTTCAGTTACAGCGGAAGTGACATCAAAACTCGCCCCACTGTTGTGTTGGTGCGCTGGTTCAACATGCGAACCCGTGATGTAGCCACGGAAGTTATTGAAGATGCTGAACTAATCGAGAAGTATGGCGTCGTCAAGGAAGAAATTGATGCCTTTGCCTGCACCAGTCAGAGCCAAGCCGCCCGCGTCGGTCGCTGGTTGCTTTATAGCAATGCCTACGAATCCGAAACCATCAGTTTTACGATCGGCATTGAATCAGGTGTGGTGCTCCGCCCTGGCATGGTCATCAAGGTCAACGATCAAACCCGTGCCGCCACCAGGCTCAGCGGTCGGATTAGCACCGGCAGTACAACCACCACCGTGGTGATCGACGCTGATCGCACCGTGACGGCTGGTGACGATCTCTCAGTGGTGCTGCCAAACGGTCTAGTCGAAACCCGCAACGTCAGTAGTTACAGCAGCGGCACTCGAACCATCACAGTTGACACCGCTTTTAGCGTTGCGCCCCAACAGAACGGCGTCTGGCTACTGACTACCTCCACAGTTAACCCAACAACTTGGCGCGTAATCAGCGTGGGAGAGGATAGCAGCCAAGGTATTCATGGCATCACCGCACTGGCGTATAACCCAGGCAAATTTGCCTACGTTGAATCTGGCGCAGCACTGCAAACAAGTCCCATTTCAATTCTTGGCTCAGCACCTGCAGCCCCAAGCAATATAACCAACACCGAAAACCTTTATGCGGATAACAATGTTGTCTTCGTCAAAGTTTCAATTAGCTGGAATCGGGTTGAAAACGCAACTTCTTATCGGGTTCGCTATCGGGTCAATCAAGGCAACTGGGTCAATCTGACTGATACCGAATCCGTGCAAGTAGACATTTTTAATGCACCGGAAGGAAGTTGGGAAGTTGAAGTTTACGCCATAAGCGTTAACGGCAATCTGTCGCAATCAGCCACTCGTTCGTACACAGTTATTGGCAAAACGGCACTGCCAACCAATGTGCAAGAGCTGGAGATCAGCCAAGTTGATGACCACACGGCGCAACTGACCTGGCCGGTAGCCACCGATTTGGATGTGCTGATCGGTGGAAGAGTGATTGTGCGCCACACGCCAAATACCAGCAGCGTGGAATGGGGTAACAGCAACGATATTATCTCGGCTGTTTCTGGTAATCAAACCAGTGCTCAGGTGCCGTTGCTAAATGGTACTTACCTTGTGAAGTTTGAGGACAGCACTGGCAACCGCTCTAGTGCTGCAACAACGGTGCAGGTCACACTGCCACAACCGCAGCCACCGCTGGCAATCTTTACTTACAACGAAGACACAACATCACCACCATTCCAAGGCAATGCCACCAATATGCTTTACAGCGCCGAATTGGATGCGCTGATTCTGGATCAAGGTACGTTGTTTGATGATCTGGCTACCGACGGCGATTTTGATGAGTTGGGCAGTATTGATCAGGCTGGCGATATTGGAACTTTTGGCGAATATGAGTTCGGCTCAACGTTTGCTTTTGCTGGTGTTTTTGATGTAGATTTGACCGCTCGTTTTGTCACTAATGTCTACCTGCCCGGTGATCTCTGGGATGATAAAACTAACTTGATTGATTCTTGGAACGATATTGACGGTTCTGCCTTGGATAGAGTGAACGCTACTCTATACGTCCGCACCACCAACAATGATCCGACAATCAACGATCCGACATGGAGTTCGTGGCAGCCAATCATCAATGGCATCCGTCGCGGTCGTGGTTTTCAGTTCAAGCTGGCTGCCGTGAGCCAGGACAACACGCAGAACATCCGGGTAGAGGAGTTGGGTGCCACCATGACCCTGCAACGGCGCTCCGAAACCAGCAACAATCTGAGCAGTGGAGCTGGATCGTTTGCCGTAACCTTTGTTAATGCCTTTTACCAGACGCCTAGCATCGGGATCAGTGGGCAAAACATGGCGACAGGCGACTTCTACGTCCTTAGTTCAATTAGTCGGACTGGCTTCACTATCACCTTCCGCAATTCGGGGGGCACTGCTGTGTCACGAACTTTTGACTTCACCGCTGTTGGACACGGCAGGGAAATCACCTAAAATCCTAGTACAGAGGTAAGCTCATGGCTCAGCACGACTACAGCATCGCCAACCAATCGGGCGCTAGTTTTCGTTCCGATCTAAACAATGCGCTTTCGGCAATCGTCAGCCAGAACAGCGGAACGTCTGAACCGAGCACGATGTACGCCTACCAGATGTGGGCGGACACCACAAACGGTGTGATGAAACTGCGTAATTCGGCAAACAATGCCTGGATCACTCTATATCAACTTGATGGTGAATATTCAACAATCGCATTAGAGAACGGTACGGCGGCTGCTCCGTCAATCTACTTCAAAGACAGCGGCACGGATACCGGCATATTTTCGGGTGGCACGGATCAGGTCTGCGTTTCCACCGGCGGCGTTGAGCGCGGGCGATTTGATAGTTCGGGTAGATTTTTAGTTGGCACGTCTAGTGCGCGTAGCGGGTACGCAGGCGGAAATAACTTCACTCCTTATCTGCAAGTCGAAGGAAACAGTGACGGAACCAGGTTTTACAGTTTAACCAATAATTCAAATGCTAACG